GGAGGCTCCGATGGCTGGTTGCAAATCAAAGGGTATGAAGATGGGTGGCTCGGTCAAGACCGGCTACCAGAGCGGCGGCATGGTCAAAGGCAAAGACCAGTCCATGTGCAGCCCGCGCAAACAAATGGCTATGGGCAAGAAGGCCGTAAAGTAATGGCCAAAGATGTATGCTACCAGAAGGTGAAGGCCCGATATAAGGTTTTCCCCTCCGCTTACGCGAGCGGAGCCATTGCCAAGTGCCGAAAGGTTGGGGCGAAGAGCTGGGGCACTAAGTCTGCGGCGAAAAAGAAGGGCGGCAAGTAATGGTCCGGAAGACTGAAAAGGGCGCGGCGTTGCGGCGCTGGTTTCAGGAGGACTGGAAAGACGTCCGCACCGGCAAGGAATGCGGACGTCAAGAAGGAGAAAAACGCGGAACGCCTTACTGTCGGCCGACAAAGCGGGTAAGTTCCAAGACGCCGAAGACGGCGGGTGAAATGTCTGCTTCGGAGAAGCGCTCCCGTGTTTCGGAGAAGAAGTCGCTGGGGCAGCCTGCCGGTGCTCCGAAAAGGGTTAAGTCTCTTAGGAGAGAAAAATGACCACATCTGGTTCGAGAGACTTTAACATCGACGTGGCCGAGATGATTGAAGAGGCCTACGAGCGGTGCGGACTTGAGGTTCGCACCGGATACGATGCCCGTACGGCGCGTCGGTCTCTCAACCTCATGTTTGCTGAGTGGGCTAACCGGGGGCTGAACCTCTGGACCGTGACGCAGGCTTCGATTACCCTGACGCAAGGGACGGCGACTTACACGCTTCAGCCTGACGTCGTGGACATTCTCGAGATGGTTCTTCGCCGCGACGGCACGGACTACGAGATGGATCGGATCAGCCGCTCGGACTACTTCGACTTCCCGAACAAGACGAACCAAGGTCGGCCGTCTCAGTTCTTCTTCAATCGCCAGATCTCGCCGGTGATCAATCTGTGGCAGACGCCAGAGAACTCCACCGACCAGATCGTCTACTACTATGTGCGGCGTCTTGAGGACGCAGATGCCTTGGTCAACACGGGCGGTGTTCCGTTCCGGTTCTACCCGTGCATGGTCGCTGGTCTGGCCTACTACATGGCCATGAAACGCGCCCCCGACCGCTTGCAGGTTCTGAAGGCGGTTTATGACGAAGAGTTCCAACGTGCATCGGACGAGGACCGCGACCGTGTCCCGCTGAAGCTTCAGCCGAGTGTTCAATACCTGAGGACCTGATGACATTTGCAGCAGGAAAAAAGGCGTGGGGACTTTCTGACCGCTCTGGTCGGCGCTACCGGCTTCGGGATATGAAGCTGGAGTGGACTGGCGCATTGGTCGGTCCCGACGAATTTGACCCCAAGCATCCGCAGCTCTTTCCTCCGAAGGTTGGCCCAGATCCGCAGGCAGTTCAGAATCCGCGGCCGGAGCAGAACCTTCCAGAACAGCGGAATATCCAATGGAGCTGGAACCCGGTCGGTGGCCCGCCTACCAATGGCATCAATCCTCCAAACAATCTCGTGGCTACCGGCTCGGTGGGCACCGTCACAGTGGTGATCTGATATGGCCTTTACATATGCACAGCTAAAGCAGGCAATCATCGACTACGCGGAATACCAAGAAGCGGGGTTCGTGAACAACCTGCCCATCTTCATCCGCATGGCCGAAGAGCGCATCCTAAAGGGTGTGCAGCTCAGCCTGTTCCGCAAGAACGCGACGGCCAGCACGTGGGCGGGAAACCAGTACCTGCCTGTCCCATCGGACTTCTTGGCTCCGTTCTCGCTGAGCATGACCGGTGCCAACGGCGATAAGTTCTTCGTGGAGTTCAAGGATCCGAGCTTCGTGCAGACCTACACTCCTGACCCGACAACCACGGGAGAGCCTCGGTACTACTGCCAGTTTGACGTGACCAACTTCCTTCTTGGTCCGACACCCAATGCGGCCTACACCGCGGAACTCCACTACTTCTACCGGCCTCGCAGCCTGACGGCTATGGGCGAGAACGAGATGTCTTGGCTCAGCGAGAACGCGGAAATCGCAATGCTGTACGGCTCTTTGGTCGAGGCGGGCGTGTACATGAAGACGGACCAAGATGTCATGTCTACGTACAATACGCGCTTCCAAGAGGCGATTGTCGGCATTAAGATGCTGGGCGAGGCCAAAGAGACGACCGACGAATACCGTACCGGCAAGGTTATCAGGGGCAAACAATAGTGTTCAACCTGCAGCTAGACGTCCCCAGAGACACACAACTTGTTTCGGTGGTCACGACCAACAATCGTGGTCTGACACCCGAAGAGTTGTCTGAGCAATGCGTCAAGCGCATCATCTCCATCTCCGAAGGGGCTCACCCAGCCATCCGAGATCAAGCGGCGGCTTTCTCAAAGCAGCTCGAGGTACTGGTGGCACATTACATGAGGCAAGCTATTCACAGCGATAGGACTTCTGTGTATACTGCCTTGAATGACGCAGGCCACCCAGAGTTGGCTCAGCTTTTACGGAGACTTTGAGGTGAACTACTCCTCAACCTACGACGATCTGATCGCTCGCGCTGTCGGGCGGTCTCGTCGTGGCTATATGGAGCGCCACCACATTGTTCCAAAGTGCATGGGCGGAAGCGACTGCAAGGAAAACCTGGTATACCTGACGGCCAAAGAGCACTTTATCGCCCATAAGCTGCTTGTGCGTATTTATCCTAATGTCTACGGCCTGCGGCAAGCGTTGATTGCTATGGGCCGTTTGGGGGAGTTCAAGTCCCGTATTGTTGCCTCTGATCGACAGCGCGCAGCGGAACTCCGTAGGGGCTTTAGGTATTCCATGGCGAGCCGAGAAAAAATGTCGGCTTCCGCCTCTGCGCGTGGTAGTGTATCCCCAGCGACAGAGTTTAAGCTTGGGCACACAACGTGGAACAAAGGTCTTCCGCCGGAGAAGTCCCACAGGTACGGGAAGAAACACTCTCCGGAGACTATTTCGCGCATGCTTGCGACACAACGGGCCAACCGTGAGGCGCAGTCCGAACGTATGAAACAGTGGTGGCAGCAAAGGAAAGCCTCCGCTCTAATCGATGGAGTCCTCTCATGAGTTTCACCGGAAATTTTATGTGCACGTCGTTCAAGAGGGAGCTCTTGACCGGTACGCACAACTTTACTGCGAGCACCGGCAACACCTTCAAGCTGGCCCTCTACACGAACAGCGCTTCGTTCACTGCGGCGACGACTGCCTATACGGCGTCGAACGAAGTTGGCAACTCCGGCACCTACGTTGCTGGCGGCGGCGCTCTGACGAACGTGACTCCGACCACCTCGGGCACCACCGCTCTGACGGACTTTGCGGACATCACCTTCACCTCGGCCACGATCACGGCCCGCGGTGCGATGATCTACAACGACACGGCAGCGGGTGACCCGTCGGTCATCATCTTGGACTTCGGCTCGGACAAGTCTTCGACCTCCGGCGACTTCCAGATCGTGTTCCCCACCGCGGATGCCAGCAACGCAATCATCCGGATCGCCTAATAGCTAGAGCGGAGTACCCGAATGGTCGTTCTAGTCAACAGAGCCAAGATGAGCACCCCGACCTCTGGTACGGGGACGATTACTCTTGGCTCGGCGCTGCAGGGTTACCAGAGCTTTAGTGCTGCCGGAGTGACCGACGGCGATGTGGTCCGCTATGTTATCGAGGACGGCACTTCGAACTGGGAGATTGGGAGCGGTACGTACACCGCCTCTGGAACCACGCTCTCCCGTACGGTTATTGAGAGTAGCGCAAGCGGATCCCCGATCAGTCTCTCTGGCGATGCGGTGGTGTTTGTCTCTGCGATTGCGGCGGACATCCAGCCAACGATCTTTCAGGACACGTCCTTCACCGCCACGAGCGGCCAGACTACGTTTAGTGTCCCGTACACTGTCGGTCTTGTGGAGGTGTATCTCAACGGTTCCCGCCTGAACTACACGGACTACACCGCCACCAACGGGACTTCGGTTGTTCTTGCTGTTGGCGCTACGGCAGGCGATATTGTTGACATCGTAGCCTATGGCACGGTCACTGTTGCAAACACCTACACGCAGGCTGAAGCGGACTCCTTGTTCGCGCCGATTGCCGACATTGGCGTGACAATTCAGGCCTATGACGCCAACCTCAGCAGCTTCCTTGGGGTGTTCACGCTTCCA